GTTCAAACTCGACGCCGCGACCGGGCCACTAAAGCAGTTGGTTCACGTCGAGAAAACCAGCTCGACGGATACCTACGAACTCGACATCGAGTTTATGGGGACGCGCATCGCGCAGCAGTAAGCCATGGCGAACATGCTCGACAGCGGAGCGGCTTGGCTGTTGCAACAACTGCAACAGTCTGCCGGGCGGACAGCGACATACATCAGGGGCGGCAAGCGGATTGCAATCACTGCGGTCCGCGTCGCCCAGGATGAATCGGTGCTGGATGCGAACGGGATACCGATCCGCGTTGTCGACCACGAATTGACCGTTGACGCTGCGGCGCTGCCGTGGGAACCGAAGGCGGGTGACGTCATCGAGGAAACGATCGGAGCTAACCGCATTCGATGGGAAGTAGTTCCCCGAGGCGATAGCGGGGCGTGGGAATGGTGGGACGACGCGCGGCAAGCCTATCGCGTTTTCGTTCAGGAGGTTTAGCGAGTGGCGAGCGTGTTGTTGCAAGTCGCGGACGCACTGGTAACGACCCTGAACGGTCTGACTTGGAGCGGCACGGACTACACAGCGCGGCGCGTATTTGCTGACGTTCTCGACGAGGAGTTGATCGACGCCGCGGACGATGCAATTCGCGTCGATGTTGTGGTCCCCGAGGACTACGACGACGTGGCATTAGATACACGCGGAACTGTAACCAGACGCGCGACGTTCGACGTCGTGATTCGTCGCAAGTTTGCCACACAGGACAACGACGCAGAAACCGGACAAGTGGACGGCGAACAGATAGCAGAACTGATTGAGTTGGGAGAGCTACTGAGCACCGGCACGATCTTTGACCGCATGGCGAGTTACACGTCGGCGGCATGGATCGAGAGTCAGCACGCCCCGATTTATCGCAGGGATCACTTACGACAACTCCGCCAATTCACTGGCGCGGTTGCAATCACTTTCGAGATCACATCTGACCTATAAGGGGTCCAATAATGCCAGTGAAAAAGATGGGTTATGAGGGGCTGTTGTACTACGGGGCCGCGGGCAGCACCGCGGCGACGCAGGTCACTAATAGTCGCGACATCGAATACGCGATTACTCCAACGACTGCGCCAACGACCATTCGCGGTAGTGGTTCCGCCGCACCGATCAAGACCGGCCGAACCGTCGAGCGGACTGCCACTCTAACCTGGACAATGATTAACAAGTCGGATGACTCGACGCTTACCGCGCTTCGAGCGGCGGCCAATACGGGCGACCCTGTTGCGTTGCGCTACATCCCTCACAGCGGCTCTACAGGGCTCGACGCTGATTGCGTCATCAGTTGCACGAACGGCGCGCCGCTTAACGGCGAGGAGACGTTCGATTTTGCGGTGGTCGATTTGAACGATGATAACCGCGCGCCGCTTTTGAATTCGTAAACCACGCAAGGAAAGGAGCGGCATAACATGCCATCGCTCAATTACGGTATTTCGCTCGGCTCAATTTCGCGTTCCATTACGCGGACTGGTGAAAGCAAGATTGAAGCCGAAATCACGTTGCCAGTCGCGACGGCCGGCACGCTGACGACGCGGACCGACGACAATACGGGCGTTATCACAGTCACAAGCCACTCCATCACGACCAGCGACACGGTCGACGTCTACTGGTCAACCGGGAGACGCTACGGAGTTGACGTGACCGCCCAAGACTCGACCACGATCAGTATTGACCTAGGGGCAGGCGATAACCTGCCATCGACATCAACGGCGGTCAAAATCGTCAAGCAGGTTCCGTTCAATCTCGCATTAGACGGCGACAACGCCAAGATCGTAGGGTTTAGCTACGAACTGGCTGCGGACACGTCAGACGGGTTTGGTTGCCGGGTGACGTTGTTCGACAGCGCCGATGACACTATCACCGGACTCGACTTGGATGCGTTCGTCCCCAATGTCTGCGACATCGAGGGCGGGGCCACAAACCTTTACACGGGCGATCCGATCACCGATGGAGTGGCGTCGAACGGATCGAGCACCTACGCGGCGACGTTGAAGATTCAGGCGATCGTTGACGCGACTCCGTAACGATTAGCAAGGGGACAAGATGCCGAGTTTCAAAGCAGGCGGCCGAGAATGGCTGGTGCGGGTGGACGGTCCGCTGATTCGCCAGTGTATCGCAGAATGCCAGTGCAATATCGGCTCATACGATTGCAGCCAATTTGAGCGGTTGACGGCCGAGCCATTGCTGGCGTTCGACGTGCTATGGGTGTTGTGTCGACAACAGGCGCAAGCCGCGAACGTCACCAAGGAGCAATTTGAAAGCGGGCTCGTTGGCGACGACGGCGACGCGGCCGCGAACTGCCTACTAGAGGCAATTATTGATTTTTTCCCGAGTCGCCAGCGGTCGACACTGCGCGAAATGCTGGCGCGGAACCGGGAAGTGCAGGAAGCGGCACAGGAAGCGGCGGCCAGTCGGTTAACGAGCCAGGACACGGTGCAGGCGGTGAAGTCGGCAGCGGTGGCGGAAGTCAACGCAGCGATCGACGCGGCGCTATCGAAGTTGACGCGGCCACAAGGTGCTACCAGCTAGCGGGAGTCTGCGGAGTCTCGCCAGAAGGCCGCACGCTACGCGAATTGACATGGATGGCGGACGCAGCGAGCCGAGCGTGGCGAGAGCGGCTGGTAGCGTTGGTAGGGCTCGCGTTTGGCGGGATCAAGGACGTTGGCGCGTTTATCGAAACGGGGCAGGTATCCGAAGCGGTTAAGACCGCACCCGCAATAGACGCAGCGGTAGCACGGCACATGCGGGCGTGTGAGATCGCAGGGCGGTTTGTAATGCCCGACGAGGTGGAGAAATTCCTTGGCCAGACGCAGACCACGCCGAGTAACCCGCCGCACACAGGCGGAGCAGACGCAGCAAAGCAAGGGCAGTAACGCCCCTCGCGGACTGTCGCGCGGTATGCGGTCGCTTCGTGGATTTGCTGCACAAGCCATCGCGGCTTACGGCAAGCTCAACTCTGTAATTGCCGAACTAGTGCCGACTGTCGGGAGACTGTCGGAGGCGTGGCGTGGGATGCGCGACGGACTGAAAGAGACGACGCCACACCTAGAATCCGCGGCTGCTTCCCTGTCTCGAATGCGTTCAACGATGGCGATGACGATCCCGATTGTCGGCGTGTTAACGAATCAAATGCTCGCGTTGGCGGGAGCGTCGAGGATTTCGGCGAACGTAAGCAGCAGCGCATTTACCAGTGCGGCAGCGGCGGCAGTCAAGGCTAATGCCGCGGCAGGGGCGTCTAGCGCTGGATTCGCTGCGCTGCTTGGCCCACTCGGAGCGATTGCGGCTGTGGCGGGAGTGGCCTATGTCGCTATGTTCAAGTGGGACTCTGTGCCGTTGATTCTCAAACCAATCCTACTGATTATGTCTCCACTCGTCTTGGCGATTCGCGCGGTCGCTACAGCGTGGAGCGTGGCTACGTTGCCGATGCGGATCTTCACGGGGTCAATATCGCTCGCGGCGTCGGCAATCACCGGGCTTATCAAAGCTACGCTGTCGCTTCCAGGATTGCTTGCCAAGGCGGGCATGGCTGCGGCATCGCTAGGGAAGTCGCTCGCGTCTGGAATCGCTCGCGGTGCGCAGTCGGCACTGTCCGCAATTCAATCGTTCACTCGCGGCGCCCTTGGTTTCCTAAGTCGGCTCGGCTCGTCAATCGGTGCGGCTGGATCGCAACTCAAGGGACTAGTGGCGGGCATAGTCGATCCGATCACCGAATCTGCGATTGAGTTCGGCAAGGCGGGTGCGGCTGCCGTGGCATTTGCAGCGGCTACAGGACTAGCAATTGAGGACGCATCGGCACTAGGCTACGCGGCCGAAAAAGCTGGCATGAGCATGGAGGCAATGCTAGCGGAAGTCGAAGCGGGCAACGTCAGCCTAGCGGCAATGCGTCGCGAAGCTCAACAGCTCGGACTGGTGCTATCGGGACCGCAAGCCGCGGCGGCCAAGGAACTGACGGACGCCTACGCCGAGATGAAGTACAGCCTCGTTGGCTTGTGGCGAACGATCGGGGCTGCCGTCGCTCCACAGCTTGCCGAAGCTGCTCGCCAAACTGCCGTTGTCATCAAGGCCACTACCGGCTGGCTCGCGAAGAATGGGCCGCTTATTGCTCAACTGTTTAAGGTTGCATCCACAATTGCAACCGTAGGCACAGGGCTTGCGACGATGGGCTCCGTACTCGCTGCGGCCACCCCTGGACTGATCGCCTTGACTGGTGCGGCCGTCGCGGGATATGCGGCGTGGGGACGCTACGGTGAGTCGATTCAATCCGCGTTCGGATCGGTGCTAGGCTTCGCGCAAAACGCCTACCGCTCGACGATGGAGGTCATGGGCGGCATTTGGGACGCCTTGCAAGGAGGCGACCTGGAAGGCGCGGTAGAGGTCGCATGGGCTGGAGCGCTTCGAGCCTGGGTGGTCGGACTGACTACGCTATCGGAGCTGAGTAACGCGACGTTTGGCGGCATTTTGAACGCACTGGCAAGCGGAGAGTGGCGGCTGGCTGCCGATCAAGCATGGACGGCAATTCAGACCGTTTTCGTGCAAGGCGTCTCTGCTCTCGATGACGTTTGGGTGGGTCTGACTAATACGATCGATGGCGCCATTACTTACCTGCGCCAACAGATCAACATTGCGATCCGTGAGATTGCCCGCTTCGGTGTGATGGCCTTGAATCAGGCGAATGACGTAGCGCGGTCGGTCGCAAAGTACGACCCGACAGGGTATCTCGAATCGGCAAGGCTTGGCGTTATCGGCTCGTTGAACCAATCAACTCTAGCCCAGACCGCACGCGGCGACGTGGAAGCAATCAACGCAGGTTTGGCGGCGGGATCCCAAGGCAGACAGGCACAACGAGACGCGGGGCTGGCCGGTCGGCAGGCGTCGCGTGACGAGCAACTGCGGACGCTTGGATTGCAGGGGCTGACCGCTCAACAAATGGCACAATCGGCGGCAACGGCTCGCCGACTCGCTTAGCACCGTCCGCAGCCGGGCTTTTCATCGTGCGGAACGCCTTGATGCCAAGCGACAGCCCAACACCATCGGCGCCGAGATTGGTCGTCGCGCCGCTGATGTAGTTGTTGTTGCCGGACGCGAAAAACTCGTTCCCGCTGCCGTCAAGATTGGCGAGGAACGTGGTCCAGAACTTATCGTTCAGGGCCATTGCAGCACCGCGACCAATGCGATCCCGCAGGGCATCAAACGCCGACAGGTCGTCGTTGATGATGTCCTCGCGAGTGATCGAGTACATCTTGGCGTAGGTGCGGGCTTGGCGAGTAAACGATTGTTCGCCGGTCGTCCCGTGCTTGATCTTGCCGCCCTTGGGCAGCAGTTCATATTGCATGTCGTCCAACATGCGGTACGTCGTGACCTGCTTGAAATCGTTGACCGACTTGATGGCCGCGATTTCCTTCCAAGTCTGGTCCTCCTCCATGTAGCCCTCAAGGAGTTCCTTATTGGCGACGTTGGAAAGCAGGCCCGGCAAGCTGAGCGTCGAGAAGCCGGCCGCGTGAATGTCGCGGCGCGGCATGGCATACTCAAGAACGGTCCGCACGTTGCCCGCGCTGATTCGCTCGCCTGGTCGGCATTGGTAGCCATTGCTGGCCGCGGCCATGATGATGAGTTGTTGCAGTCCGAGTCGACCCTGGAACGCTCGGTGGGCGGCCTCGTTGGTCTTTTCGCTGAATGCCTTGTCGATGGCCTTGAGCCCCAGCCGTTGGCACACAGCAGCCGCCAAGATGTCGCCGTTCATGTCCTTGGTGCTCGCGTGGATGGCTGGGCTCTGCGGTCGCGATCCGCGGACAATGGCAAGCTGGGCAGCAGCCAACACGTCTTTGGCGTGGCTGTTGTATCGGTCAACCGACCACTTGCCCTTGGCTGCCTTAGCCTTGATCTCTTGCAATCCCTTGCGGGCTTCTTTCTTCGCCTTTGCGAGTACATCGGCGGGCGCGTCGTCCTCGATTTCCAGCAAGCGACGATCCAGGTCGTCGATAGCGTCCTCGTGGGCGGCGCGAATGTCGCCCGCGTCCCATCGCACGCCAGCCGCAACCGGCTTTTCCTCGGGCTTGTCCATGCTTTCAGCGGACATATCGCCCTTTTTGTCCTCTTCAGCCGCGGCTGCGACTGCCTTGGCCTTCACCGCAGCATGGGCCTCCATGAGTTGCTTTTTCTGCTCCTCGGTCATCCCTTCCGCGCTGATGCCGCAAGCCTTCATCCAGTCCTGAAATTCCTGATCCATAGCCCTTATTCCTTTCGCTCGCGCGGCGCTTGCCGCAATTGAAACGCTCGTTGACTCGTCCGCCCCGCGCGGAACGAAAGCGATGCCGTACAGATAGCCAGTCCGCGCTATGACAACGGGACCGCTGATTGACTTGCCATTGACGATGGCGGTCTGACCTTCTCGCAGCTTTTCAAGCTCGCCCGGCCGCACTTCGACGGATGCTTGATATGGAAAGCCGTCCTTGGCGCTCGCTACAATCGTGTCTCGCGCTTCGCCTGCATGGCTCAACGCGCCTTGCATCATGACGCTCGACCCGTCATTCGTAACCTTCGATGCGTGTCCGACAACTTGGTTCGCGTCGTGGTTCCAATTGGCTACCACGCTCGGCGCGATCTCCAGACCTTTCAGGTCAATAACGACTGGTTCGTCGTAGTTGTCGAGTTGCAATGGTCCGCCGTTGTAGGCCACTAATTCAAATGTCGGTACCTTCGCGCCATCGCCGCTGGCTGCATGTATTACCGGCTTGCCGCGTAGCTTAAGGGGCTTCATTGCTCGCCTCCTTGCTGCTGTCGCGACTGTGCGTTTTCACGCTGCACGTTGGCTTGAGCAATAGATCCGAGCTGATTGGTTCCGTTAAACACTGCCAGCCGCAGCGTCTCTCGCATCTGCTGTTCCGTCAGCCCGTAGTCAGCAGCCATTTGACGGACTGCAATATCAAAATCGTCGCCGTTGTCCGCGTAGACCTGGCGTAGCGTTTTGGTGCCGTTTTTCAGCCCCGTATCAGTCGCGTTTGCTTCCGCTGCAAGATCCGCGACCGGATGATTCGGCCAGTCCCAGCCCACGACCGGCAGAACAAGAGGATCGCCGAATCCATAGACGATGGCAGCTTCTTTCCACCATTGACGAAATAGCTTGTTGAGCACCGTGTCTTGACAGTCGGCCCGCTCGATATCAACGCCTGCAAAGTAGGGTTGAAAGTCGAGACGACCAGACGCATAGCTGCTTTGCGAAGAATCGCAAGCCGCCATGTTGTAGGGCATGTTTTTCGGTCTCGCGCACTCCGCAATCTGGGCGCGATTAAACGAGTCATAGGTCGCGTTGGGATGCTGCGCGACCATCTGCTCAGCACGCCAGCCCATTGGCAAAGCGGCCATCATTCTCCGCTCGATTTCCATAGACTCGAAGGGGCGCACCTGATCCGCGTCGCCCGGTGGCATGTCGGTATAGAGCAGCGATGCAAAACTAGCGGCCGTTTCGGCTGCGCTAACAGTCGCCTCGCGCCATCGCCTGGAAGATGCGCCAACTTGCAGGGTCGACGTCAATTCTGGAATGCCGCGATGCTGCCCTGGCCGACGCATCGCGTACCAGTGGCCTACGTATCGCGGGCGGATCTGGTCCGGCTGTTGATAGGCATACGACCACATGCCGCCCGGATGCTCGGGGAGAATGTCGTACCAGAGCACATTGCCCCAACGATCAAACACCATGCCGTCGATAACGCCGACTTCACGGTGGGGCAGGTAGGGCGTGGTGACTTGATCGCATTCGATCGGCTTGACGTCGAGCTTGATGCGATCGTCTACCGATAGATTCTCAGCGAACAGCGCGAACGATTCACCGTCGACTAACTTTGCATGGGCTAGGCACCACAGCTTGCGGCGCAGATGAATAGCTTGGGCCCACGATGCCCACGCCGCCCTGACTCGCTCGTTTATGCGGTCGCTGCCCGTGTCGACGTTGACGTTAGGCCCAAGCCCTACAACGAAGTTTGCGTGCGTCTGAGCGATGCCGTCCGCATAGCCGTTATTAGCAATTTCGTAGCGGGACCGCTTGACGAGTCGCGTGCGAACAGACTTGCTATTAGCGCTGTCTGCATCGTAGGCGTCGGTATTGGCCCAGTAGTTTTGAAACTCGACGCTATCAGATGCCGCGTCGTACTTCGCACGGATTGCCGCTTGCTCTTGCTTCGCGACCGTGCGTAGCGGTTGCCGCTGCGGAGTGGGTCGAGTTCCTAGATATGCGTCGCCATAGGGAGCTATCACTAGCCACCCCCAGGCGGTTTGATCCGCTGAATGCGAATCCCAA